ATTGTATTTCCTATCTGCATCCAGTGCCCTCGACTGGCTTACAGAATTAGTGTGACAGAAGTGACCGACTAATCAAGCACATTCTGATAACGAAATGATAACGATTCTCCCTCGTCCACGGCATCATCTAAGGTGCGCTTGATGTCAGGCGTAAAGTCGTCCATATAGCGTGAATGATCCGTCCTTGTTGATTGGCACTAAGAATGGGCTAACTCGATCTCCGTGTGTCTCAATGACTGCCACAGACATCTGCCAATTAGCACTGCCAGCCTTGAGATAAGAGGCTTTTTTCTTGTCCATGACATTTCCTGCCTCTAAGCCCCAAAGAGTCCTGTATTGGCTTCCTAAGCCTTCTGTATAGGCACTGATGCCAGCCCTGTGAGTGTGTCCACAGACTACAGACTTGCCAAACTTCTTAGCCAAGCCAAGAGCTGTAAGCCCTGCATTGCTATTCATTGATCCTTCGTCTCCGTGGACTAAGACCCAGCCCTTATGGAACTCGAATGGCTTTTTATGAAAACGAATCCCCAAGTCATTGAAACCCATAAAGCGGGAGTACTCGAGCTCTGGAAGTCCGATGAGGCTAGGAGCTCCTCTAACGAGAGTGTGGTATAGACGATCTGTGTGGTTGGATCGAGTGATGTCGGTAGTGCCGAGATCCCATAGGATGTTCTGAGCCAGACTTCGATCATAATCTAGCTGCCCTTCATATTCCAGATGTGTGCCTTTAGCCCACTTTGACTGGCTCTGCATATCAAGCTCATCGCCTGTGTTTAGGACTAAATCGAACTTCTCGCGCTTTACTAGCTTAATCAGATTCTTTACGGCTTGCTCATGATGAAACGGAATTTGAAGGTCACTGATGACCAAGTACCTTTTCTTCTGGCTGCTAGTCATCATCCTCATCTTCGTAATCCCCAAACTTCTCAGGGTCAATGGGATCAGGCAGAATCCAGTGAGGATAGGCTTGCGGTTCTGTGATCATGAACATGGCAATGTCCTCTGCGAAACCTGCTCGCTTTAATGAACAAAAGTACTCATAGAGTCCAATGCAGTAAGCATCGAGCTTTGAGTAACCTTGTTCCTCTAACGCCTTAGTTGCTTTTCTTGCCATAGCACAATGCTACCTGTCAAGCAAGATGTTATAGATCTCATCGACTCGCGTGTTGAGTCTTTTGATCTCAGACAACAGGTGTGTAATTACATAGCCAGACAAGCCACCGAGTGCTGCAATGGTGGCAAGGTAAAGCGTGAAGAAATCGGACTGTGTCACTTCTTGATGCCGAGTGCTGGATCGTTAGGCGATAAGAATCGCAGTACAGGTGGAAGGATTGAAGCGATACCAGCTGCAATGAGTGCCTGTGGATCTGTGACGCCTGCTGCATACATTGAGATTGCTGCTACTAAGAAGGCTCTAGCCCAAGATCCTGCTGCTGTCTTTAGTTCATTCATTAGATGCTCCTAACATAGGTACTTGAAAAAAAGCCCCATCATTGTCAGCTTCTTTCTTAAAGCTAACATGCATGTGCTTAGTGTGTTTGTTAGCCCCTGTGTAATTGCGCCACTTCCAGTTAAGGATGTGGGAACAGATTCGTCCATCGTAAATGATGTAACTAATACGCTTGTCTGCTTTTGACTTGGATAAGGTGCGAAGCTGATCAGCAAGATCTCCCATGATGTCGGGCTTGCCACTTTTGTGGAGATCTTTGTCCACATCAATGGCACGAACCCAGCCCTGCTCATCAGGATTATGATCTGACTTGCGAGCAGCGTGTCGGGTATCACCGATCCAACCATCCGATGTGCGGTCACGATCTGGGAACGAATCATCAAACTGCTCTCTTAACTGAATTGCAGCTTTAGAAAGTTTAGGCTTCATGGTGCAACAGGAAACTCCGCTGCATCTGCGATGCCACCTTGAGCAGGGAGATCGCGCAATGCCTGACGATAAGTAGCCCATGCTGCTTTATCTACTGGAGCATCTGGTAATTGTGTCCAATCGGATTGAGCAAGTTTAGCGTTGCGCCATAACTTTATCTGCTCCCATTTTTGTTCATTTGTTGCTTCGGGAAACATTGGATTAAATTGAAAAGTCATTTGTTATGCCTTCCGATAAGTAAAATTGACTAGAATCTTATCTGTGTTCACCCAAGTAAAAGGAACAGTAGAATTCACATTTGCTTCGCCTAAATAAGTACCACTCGCAGTTCCAGCAGTTAAATAGATTGAATTAGTGCTTAATACTGCAACACCAAAACCACCATAAGCTGCTGTTCCTGTATCTGAATACCTGCAAAGACTTTGGAAATGTTCATCTGGAGCACTGAAAGTAACTGGAAAAACTAAATTAACATTGCCTGTAATGGAAGAAGTTGATCCTAAAGTTAGTGAAGCGTAACCATAAACAAAATCACCAACAGTCATGTATGCACCTGTGGATGTTCCATTTCCCACTGTTATGTTGTTCCAAGTAGGTGTGAAAGATGTAAAAGTGCCACCGCCTGAAGCTGCTGCCCATTTTAATCCTGTGGCTGTGCTTGAATCGGCTGTGAGGACTGTGTTATTTGCGCCAACTGCAAGGCGGGCAGGTGTGTCGTTAGCAGTAGCTGCAATGATGTCGCCTTTAGCATCAACAATTGCATTCTGAATAGCGTTGCTGTCATCCTGTGCAACCCATGAGAAGTCCATGTCTGTGTTAGATGCCTTAGCAAGCACTTGACCAGTAGTGCCACCCTTAAGATCGACCAATGAAGCATCGATAGAATCCCCTAGAGTCTCAATGGCTACTGCGCCATCCTTGACTAGGTCAGTACTGGTTGGTACTGCCCAACCAAAATTAGGTGTTGTTGTTGCCATTAGGTTAGAGCTCCGATCGCTTTAGTCCACTGTAGTGTACCATTTACGCCACTCCAGATGGTGTTAGTTGGAATTACTGTTGCCCATGTCGGGGCTATAAGTGAAAAGTCTGTAGGCGAAACATAAATAGTCGCATCCACGAATGTTGGTGTGGCTCTGATTGAGATGCCCTCTACGAAGCCTGAGAAGTACCCCTCGAACATGTTGAAGGGCAGGTTAGTTATAACTACTGGCTCGCCAAAGAAAAGGTTTATAAGGTCATCTCTAAGGGCATCTGGCATTAAAGGATTGTCGAGTCTAAAAGTAATCTGGTCGAGCTGTGTTCTAGGCGTTGAGCGCAGGGCTAGATCGCGCTCGATGATGTCCTCGATGTCTGCCAGAAAACGGATATTAGAATCGAATGTTCTTTGGTAGCGACCATAGGCGGTGATAGAAGCATCGTCTGTGGCTGAGTATGTGCTGCCATAGTCATTGCCATAGCGCACAATCTCGCTGTTACGGATCTTGCCGATCTGTAGGATTGACTTCACACTGGCAGGGGAAGCATAGTTGCCATCTAACTGGGTTGAGCCATTAGCTGCTAAGTAGTTGCTTCTATGATCCGCATCGGCATATGAGATTCGCCCCTGTTTGTCCTCGTAGAGCGTTCCAAGTGCGCTATCTGCTATCTGCTGGACTAAAGTCTGTGTGTTGCGATCTGCTGCACTGAGATTGTCCATCTGATAGAGACCAGTATCGATTTCACCTAATCCAACATTCTCAGCATTAGCCCATGTGGTAGTCGGATCGTAATTGACCCATTGAAGGGCAGGTGCTACTTCAATCCACTCATTGACTAACAGTTCCTCTAAGATAATAGCGATCTGTTCGCCATCTAGATTGTGTGCCACAGAATCTGTGTAAATCGCCTTAGGCAGTTTAGCCAGAGCACCGACTGCAAGGATTGTGCCTAGTGTTACATAACCTATTTCTTCTGGGCTTCTGACTGAGGTTGAGAAGTCTGATACTGTGCCACCGAATACAGGCACATAAGTGCCACCGCTATCTTTAAGCTCTAAGGTCAGGGAATCTGTAACATCGATGTCAAAGAGGGCATTAGTTGAATTAATGATGTCCATGCGGGCATAACCTGCTTGACATTGGCGATCGATGTCAATGCGACCTGTAGTAACACTTACCCCAGTTACATTGGTGTACACAGTCGTGCCGACTGTTATGCGCCACTCTGGAAGCCATGTCATACTGCTAGAAGTCCTGTAGAGCTAGTGCCACGCTGATATGACTGACGGATCACATCTTCTACAGCTCTAGCGATAGCCTCTGGATCACCGACTCCAGTATTAACTGTAATGTTTGTGCCACCTGTGCCACCACCAGAACCGCCTCGGTTCATGTAAGGACTATATCCACCGAAATCACCGACTGAACTCTGGTAAGCAATGAGATCGCGTAGATCTTGAGCATTCTGCATATCTAGTAGATCTGCAAAAGCATTAGCACGAGCTGAGGCTGCATCTGCATATTCAAGAATAGCCTCAATAGATCCGCCTGCTGTTGAGATAGGCGCGATAAAGTCTCCTGCTGGAATGCCTGAACCTAGTGATCCGCTTGTCGGTATCTTTGCTTTACTTTCCGTATTGGCTTTAGAAAGCAAGTCCAGCATCTCTCGGATCTTAGCCAGTGCTGCATCTAAGTTGCCTAGATTGATTAGATCGGCTGGCTTAAGACCTTCAAGGATAGATTTAATATCTTGCAGCTTTACATTTTGACCAGACAATGCGCTGAAGATTTTTAGATCTTCATTGAGTCTCTTGGTTGCAGCAGTAATGGCTGCTTCATCCTTAGCAGCAATAGCATCTTCTAAATCTGACATCGACTTCTTAATGTTTAGTCGAGCCGTATCATTGGCAATCTGTAATCTTTGTGTGTCGGTCGTGGACTTTGCTAATAACTCTGCTTGATTCTGGAGAGCTGCTGCATTCTGGATCTTCTCCATGTCAAAGACTTCTGATCCCTTGTTTAGAGCAAGGGTAGCCTTATCAATGGCAAGTTTTAACTTAGCATCTTTTAATGCTTTCGCCTCTAGGGTAGTAAGTTTCTTCTTAGCCCCTAAAGTCTTGACAACATACTCAGCCTGTAATCTGGCTAGATCTGCTAAACCTTGAGCCTCAATGCCAGCGGTAGATCTTGTTGCAGCACCTAGTTTGTTTAAGGTTGCTATTGCTCCAAATATAGGATTGGTGGATAAAACAAGTTCCATGATTTTGCTAAGCCCGGGGATCTTGTTGATTTGTTCAGCTACATTTTGTATATAACCGACCATTACACCAATGCCACGAATAACATCTGCTGTGTAAATAGCAACGCTCTGCATCTGGACTGCTAAGTTATCTACAGTATCTTCATCGCTTAAAGATCTAATAGCATCGATTAAACCTTCACCGATAATTTCCTGCACATTAGCCGATGCAACGCCTAACTTATCGATTGAGCCTTGAAAGGTATTAGCAGCTGCTGTTGCAGATCCTGCAAATGTGGTCTCAAGTTGAGAAATAATATCCTCGAACTTGCCAGCCTTTAGATCAGCCTTAGAGATACCTACACCGAGTTTACCTAATGCAGTATTGTTTCCCAGGTATGCACGACTCAAGGCTGCCGTAACTGAGCCCAAATCCTTGCCAGTTGATGCCGAGATATCTAGCGAAAGATTAAGAAGTCTTTGTGCTTCGTTAGAATCCCGTGTTGCGACCGCGAGGGTCTGATAAGCAGGGCGCAGCTTGTCATCAAGAATCCCGAACTCGCTTTGTAATCTTTGGATGTAATCCTCAGAAGATGCGGCATCTCGACCAAGTCCAACATTCTTAAGAGCTAGGGCTAATTGCTTCTGTGCCTTCTCATCTTCTGCTGCTGCCTTGATGGAAGCCTTACCAAAAGCCAGAATCGCCTGACCGCTAAAAGCAAGACCTAGAGCCCCTGCCAATTTCTTGACATTCTTCTCCATCTTGTCTGTTGCTGTCTCGGCTTGCTTAAAGCCTTTCTTGCCAGTGAACTCGGCAGCAATGTCAATAATTACATTAGCCATGATTAGCCTCTCACTGTTGCGCGTTTGTTAAGTTTAGTGCCTGCTGTTGCAATAGCTTTTAGAACGCCTTCTCTAGCCTTGCCATTGTTCTCATCATAGGCACGATAAAGCAATCGACCTTGCATGCGATCTTTACCCTTAAGAGGCGCACGAAACTTGCCATCCTGATTAAGAACAAATCGACTCTCTGGGCTTTTCTTGCCCATGCGTTCGTATATTGAACCTGCTCGGCTTTTGTTAAATACTTGAGCGAGCGATCTAAATCCTCTTGAGTTAGCCTTTGATGGGCTTGTCTTAAAACCAATTTTAGATTTAACCTCAGCAGGATTAAAGGTAGGGAATGTTGCCTCAGACATCTGTCGAGGTAGCCATCCGCTTAGCACTTCTCCGCGATCTGGGACATAGCCTCTAGCAGCTTTAGAAATCGGTGTAATTGCTGTCTTGATTTCTTTCTGAGTTTCTTTTGCTAGATCAGGTGCGAAAGTCCGGAGAGCTTTACGAAGTTCAACGGCGCCCTTTACGCTTGCTGGCATCGCTCACCTCTTTCGCTTCATCCTTGAGCCCTTGCACTAATGCATCGAGCATGGTTTTATCTAGATCTAATAACTGCTGTGGCGCGATTCCCAATCTAATGCTTAGCCTAGCAATTAGATAGGTGAACGGAAGATCGCGCTTTAAGCTAAAGGGTCTGAGTCTAATACCTCAACACTCTTAAGTGTCTCGATAAACTCAATCCCGAAAGGCTTAACAGTTTCACCTGACCTGCGTGTTACTTCCCATGCTAACCAATAGACATCGCTCTGCTTTTCTTCATCGCGGAACGCCTTATGGAAGCCCTTTTTAGCGTATTGCTCGAACGAGTACTCCACTGCTGGAGTAATCTCGCCTTCCAATACGCTTCCATCTGTACGAACGATCTTTAGTTTTGCCATGAGTTTGCCCCTTTATAGTTTGTTTAGAATGTGCCTGTTGTGGCAACTGCAACTGTTGAGTTAGCAGTAAATGTGATCGACTGTGTGGACATATCGCCAACAGCACCATTGATGTCTGTTGTGTTGTTCACTAGCAATGACACTGTGTAAAGAGGGTTAGTAGCAGATACTGCTGTTCCCTTTTCCTGTAGGAATACACATGTGACTGTTGTACCCCATGCAGCTTGTAGTGTTGCCAATACATTCGCTGAGGCTGTGTCGTTTAGGAAGTCGATTGTTACAGATGATGCTTCCAAGCCTTTAACGAACTTGTGTGAAGTATCGCCCATTGCAGTTACTTCTAGCTCATCGAATGTGCGGTTAAGAGTAATTGATGTGACATGGTCAGAAAGATCAACAGTGTTAATCTTCACGCCAACTTTATTGTTTAGAAATACAGCCATGAGATTATTCCTCGTCTTTCTTAGTAGTTACTGGCTTTGGTGCTGGTGTGCTTACTTGCCCGATTTTCTTCAGGAAGTCAGCGTTTTCTTGTTCCCACTCGGACATGTTTAGCTCCAACTCGTTAGGATTGATACGGACATCTCGCAGCTGAGTAGGTCACCCGATGCAGCGTTGAGAATACTTGGTGCGCTTATCGCGCTTACATTATAGGTCAAAGATGATGCAGC